GCACTATTTGCGCTAAACTGGTATTCAGGTGCATTGCTAAACCGAACCGCGAACCGTTCCCCAAACTTAGCCCGAACCCATCCTATAGTTTTTCCTATTAGGCTTTTGGGTGAATGGCCAGTAAATCCCCAAATAGCCAAATTATTATATTTAGCTAATAACTGCCCCCAAAGCATTGCGTACATTTCAGAATAGAAATCGCCCAGTACATGCAACCGGATAATTACCCCGCGATACAGCCCACACAATTCTGCGACTTCTTTTTGCAATGCGGCTTCAAGTTCTGGCCCGTGCTCTATACGGTGCCCAAACATCATGTTATTGCCGTAACAATCATCCCAATGATAACAATAGCGGGGACAAGTTGCCCGTTCTTCAAGCGTCAAGGTATAAATCACATAGCCTTTAAACTTGCCTTTTTTAATTACGGGCAGTTTATCTTTGGACAGTTTTTTGTTTTTGGATTGTTTCAAAACGGATTTGCAATCAGCAACAGCGCGACGGCTCTTTGGATACATGGTCACGGCTGGCTTGTTTATATCTGCTTTTTTCATCATATCACCTCGCCCGTATGAATCCAGACTGGCGCGTCGGTTTCTATCCAAACTTTAGCACCACAAGATAGCGGTTTATCTGGTGAGTAGACAACCCGCGACAACCCGTCAATTTCTGCCGCATAGGTATAATGATTGCTTTTGCTAGTTTTAACAGTGATTGGCGGGTTTGCTTCCCCGTTCTTTTTATTTGCACGAATCACGTGTTGATTTATGTGAATGCGTTTTTTCATTGTTTCGTTGCTTTCGTTGGTTGTTGGTTTGGCAACGTTAGGGATAAAATCCGCGATGGTCAAGTGGTTTTATTTTGGCACCCTGCTTTTTTAGATAGCATCTGGGACAATAAAAGGATTTGCCCTCATAAACCATCGACGGTTCACCACAATCATTACACGGGTAATCTCGTGATAGTGTTGTTTTAGTATTGTTGCTGACAAAATTGTGGCTGACAAAATTGTGGCTGACAAAATTAGTCATGCTCCCCACCGTTTCCCCGTCCAAGCCCCCCAAAGTATTCGGGTTTACGCTTTGCCGTTTCAAACGTTGCCACAGTAATGACAATACCTGCAATCAATACTGCGTGAATAACTGCACTAATACCAAAAGCGACAATACTTCCAAGATACATAGAGAAGATAATACACCACATCCACGCCAGAACCTGCATGACAAAGTGTCGTGTGTTCATGTCGGGTATATGCCGCAACGGATTGTATCGACTGTCCATGATAAGATGCCAGCCAGTATGAATAGTTTGTCTCATGTTCGACTACTCCAAAACTCACCCCATGCCTCGTGGGATATCTCGTGCAATTCTTGATCGTTGTAGTGTGCCATCAAGTTTCTGTGTGGTTCCATTTGTTGTGTAAACTCACCTACAAACTCACAGCCACCAATAACTGATCCGGCAATGTCAAACCATTTGTCTTCATTGTCCATTGCTAGTGCTTTCATCTTTCCCATCGTTACACCTCGCCTATGTCGTGTATGTCATAATCAAACGTATCAATGTAATCTGAAACAATCAACCCATTTATCAACGGGTCTAGTTTGAATGCTTCGATAGCCAGTTCCTTTGCTTCATCCTCGCTGTCAGCCCCGATAGGTACACGGGCTGAAACCGACGCAACAACATCAACTACAAATTTTCGTTTCATTGTTCGCCCCATTCAGCATCATGGTCACATCCCCATATTAGCTGGGTGCTACAGTGCCAACAGTTCATGTGTAAGTACCCCCTTCATCACGTTCATGTAAGTCATCTATATCTACACCTTCGCAGATGTACGAATAGTCATAGTTGGGTAAGCTGAACAGCTTGATTGTACCATCCTCATTGCGGATGTAATCATCTGCATCATCATCCCATACAAATACAGGCATATCCCATACCAGTACGCTATATGATTTATCTGGGTCAAACATCGTCTGTTTCATTGTTCGCAACCTTCATCATCAGTTCAGCAATCTTGTTAGTGACAGGACGATTACCTGTTAACTTAATTCGTCCCATGCGGTCATACTCTGGTTCAACTTCTAGGATTTGTAAATCCCGTTTTATTTCTTCAAATGTCGGTACGTTCATTACAATAATCCTCTACGTCTACTTCATCTGGGCGTTTGTAATCAAAGGTATCAGAGCCAGANAAATCTGGTTCATACGTTTGAACCGAATCNCCCTCATTCCACATGACATGTAATGTATCCCATTTAATATACCAATGGAAAGCATCGTCAATATCACGGTCTAATACCCATTCAGTTTTTACTTTGTATGTTGCGGTAACTAGTTTCTGTTGTGCCATCGTTCGTTTCCTCAATTAACTGTCTTGATTACCCATGTTGAAATGATAGTGTAACTTGTCTGCCATTTCCTGCAACTTCTGCAAGTCATACACAGTAACTGCCTTGATGCCACCCATGTCCACATCTAATGCAGTGTCCAGCATCTCTTGCAACAATCTTTGTGTGTCCAAGACAGTAGCACGTTGGTCATGGGTTAAATGATTCATTCTGCGCCATCTATCAGCAGTCTCCTTTGCCCGTTGGTTTTCCCAGTAGGCTATGCGTTCATCGGCTGTCATGTTTTGTAGCTTCTTTGCCATCGTTCGTTCCTTTTGTTAGTTGACAATACATAACCAATATCGATAACCAAATACCTTGTCAACAAAAAAAGAAACGGGGCTGGAAATCAATCCAACCCCGTTCCCCAACCAACGAACGAAACAACCCTACGACACCTCGTAAGGTATCCCCAGTTTTAGCACCACCTGTTTATTGGTGTCAAGCCACTTCTTGCAATCCCATCGACTTTTTGCAACAAACAAAGTAACGTGTCGCAAATAGTCTACACAATCTTTCTTTTTTACAAGTTCACGATCTGTCTCACCAATACGGACAGATGAAGCAGGGACACAAAGCATCCACATACCATCACCACGTTCTAGTATTTCTATTTCAAGCTTCTTTGTCTTCAACGACTTCATTAGGTTCCCCCTCTGGGTAGTATTCATCTTCTTCCCATGCAGAAATATAGATGTCGATAGCTTCACGTATTAGGTCAGCAACTGCTACCTGTTCACGTGCAGACTTCTGCATCTGATCAGCAGCACTAGCCAACTTATCGTATTGTGCTTCCTTCAACAATAGATTATACGTTTTGGTGGGTTCAAGAATCTTTGGTGGTCTTGGCATCCCGCACTTCCTTTTCAGATAATTTATCCAATTTGCTTTTCTTCTTGTTTGGGATAACCTGCTTACTATATTGTTTGTCCCCTAATAGTTTAGCTACAGGGTTAATTTTATTAACAATTTTCATAATAAGTTATCCCCATAGGGTAGGTTACATATTAGGTAACACAGCCTGTCAAGTCCTGTCAACAATAAAAATGCTGTTGACAAGGTTTGTCATACAGATTACAACGGCTGACATGAAATCACCGAACTGGCTAAAAGGTTATGTTGAATCTCTGGACATCCAGCCAATGGGACGCTATCGATCTGATTGTCCTGTTTGTGGCAGATCAAATACATTCAGCGTGACGGATGAAGGTATGCAAAGACTCTGGTTCTGCTTTCATGCAGACTGCAATGTGTCTGGTAAAACAGGACTGACATTGTCTCGTGACCATGCAAACTTGGCATTCAAACGGTCACAGGCAGATGTGCCTGTTCCCCGTACTAGTAACACTTACGAGTTGCCAAACACATTTGTTAGTCTTTCCCGTAACTTAGACGCTGAACTTTATGTAAGATCTGTACATGCATACGATGCGTACTTGTCGGGTCGTGCAGATATACGGTACGATTTCAAGTCGAATCGTGTTGTTTATCTAGTCAAACATGAGGGCAAGGTAGTCGATGCGGTGGGTAGATCATTAGATGGAAAAGGAGCGAAGTGGTATAGGTATTCTAATTCAGGATATCCATTTAAGTGTGGGCAAACTGACAAAGCTATAGTTGTAGAAGATGCGGCAAGTGCTTGCGCAATTAGTAACATCACTACAGGTGTAGCGTTATTAGGTACAAATTTACTAGACACACACCTGCCTTACCTGTCTAATTACCAGAAGATTTTTGTGGCTCTTGACAAAGATGCCACTGACAAAGCACTTGACATGGTGAAGATACTCTGTAGAAAAGTACCTACAAAATTGATGGTGCTTGACCGTGATTTGAAAAACCTGACGAACGAGGAACGAGATGACTTCATACAGTCCCATATCAATCGATAAACAGATACTAGGTTTCTGTCTCAACGCCGACTTCTTTGGTCGCGTAAAGAATATAATAGACAGAACCATGTTTGAAAAAGAGATGCGTGACATATTTGATACGCTGACATACTCTCACACAAAGTATGAAAAGGACTTGACGATAAACGAACTGATTAGCTTGTTCAATGATCGCAACCCTGCCATGCCAGAAGCCACCCGAAGAAAGGTGCAGGAAACTATCCAGTCCTTAGATGTTGGTAACGCTGACAACTTTGAACTGCACTTGGATCTTGTACACAACTTCTGGTTGCGTGATCGTGCGCGGCAGATAGGTGAGAAGGCAATTGACATCTTTACGGGTGACAGTGATGAGTTTGGAGAGTTACGTCGTCTCATCGATACTGTTGAGGACGGACGCATCAGTGACAAAACTACCTACACAAAGGTAGAGGATGATCTTGAATCCCTATTGGACAATGAGGCTGGTGAACCCGACTTCCCTTTCGCTTATGACCTGATTTCGGAAAACGTGTCAGGTCTGGACAGAGGTAACTTGGGTATACTGTTTGCNAGACCAGAAGTTGGCAAGACTACATTCTGTTGTTTTCTTGCGGCATCATATATNAAGCAGGGGTTCAAGGTTGTGTATTGGGCAAACGAGGAACCTGCACCAAAGATAAAGTTACGCATAATACAGTCGTACTTTGCGCTGACAAGACCAGAGATGGTGCGGGATAGGGCAAGCCTAACAGTCAAGTACGTTGACGAGATTGCGCCACTGCTTACAATCATGGATTCTGTTGGCACATCTGTTGAGGAAGTAGATGAGTATGCCAAGCTAAACAAGCCTGACATTATGTTTTGTGATCAGCTTGACAAGTTTCGTATTGCTGGTGAGTTCAATCGTGGTGACGAACGCTTGAAGGAAACATACGTGTGTGCTCGTGAAATAGCTAAAAGAAACAAACTCTTAATGTGGGCTGTTAGTCAGGCAAACTACGAGGCACACGATAGACAGTGGATTGATTACTCCATGCTTGACAACTCACGCACTGGTAAAGCTGGTGAAGCTGATGTTATCATCGGCATAGGTAAGACAGGGTCTAGTGAGATAGAAAACACCGTTCGTCATATTTGTGTATCCAAGAACAAACTAAATGGATGGCATGGTATGATCAATGCACAGATAGATATTGATCGTGGTATTTATTACTGATGCCAAAGCGTGGAGACTTGAGACAATCTGATGGTCGCATTTTTTGGGGTTATCATAAAGGTAAGGAAGACTGGCGTAATCCATCGTCCTATTGCGTGTCTGTAGTCAAAAGACGCGACAGGAATAAGAAACTTAGGGATATTCGTGGCAGGTGGCTTGACCTATATAAGATGAGTAAGGGGTGTCAAATCTGTGGATACGATGAACATCCGGTTGCTTTGCATTTTGATCACCTAAAGAAAGCGGACAAAGTTATGGACATATCAAATATGAAAAAGGGTAGTCTAAAGAAGTTGATAGCAGAAGTTCGTAAATGCAGGGTGCTTTGTGCTAACTGTCATGCTATACATAGTAAGAACCAGAGGGACGAAGATGAACAAATCTGCTAAAAGAATAGGAGACATTACTGAACTTGAGTTGTGCCATCATTTTTTAAATTCTGGTTATGAGGTTTTTCGTAACGTTTCATCCACTGGTCCGGTTGATTTTATTACCTTAGATCTTAACTCTGGTCAGTTAACAATGTATGATAGTAAGACTGCAAATGTTAACACAAAAAAAGATGGTAGAAAGAGTATTTATTTGACTAACATAAATGAAAAGCAAAAAGACTTAGGTGTGAATCTAGTTTCAAAATATAAAAACAAAATTTTAACAGACACAAAGACAGAGCTATGAACGTACTAACATTTGATGTAGAAACCACACACGTTGAGAAAGAGAATGGTAGCACTACTGCCCTACCTTACTTTGGAAACAGACTCGTTTCCATTGGATACAAGTGGCTAGGGTGTAGTGTCCACTACCAATGTTACTACCATGCAGATAGAGAACCCCACGCCAACGCCTTCAAGACTTTTCAAAGAGAGCTTGACTGCGCTGACATTGTTGTGGGACAAAACATCAAGTTTGATTTATCATGGATACGGGAGTGTGGGTTTGTTTATGATGGTGAGGTCTACGATACGATGGTGGCTGAATATGTTCTTGCCAAAGCCCAGCGTTGGCCTCTTGGACTTGCTGCTCTTGCAGAGAAGTATGACGTTACCAAAAAGGAGAAAGACCTTGTCGCACCGTATCTCAAGGATGGTAAGACCTTCTACGACATACCGTGGGAGATAGTAGAAGAGTACGGTATAGCTGACGTACTTGCTACTGAAGAAATTGCACTTAAACAGCTTGATGCCTTTGGCACTACCTTTGAGGAACTATATAATGCATCGGATTTTACTACCAACGTTAAGGTTGTCGCTTGAGATGACTGACGTTCTTGCCCGTATGGAGCGGAACGGTTTGAAGATCAACTTAGACACACTAGAACAGATACGACAAGAATACCAGCAAGAGATGGATGAACTTGAAGTTCGCCTAGAGCGGCTTGCACGTGATGCTGTAGGGGATACCCCTATAAACTTGTCTAGCCCTGATGACAGGAGCACGTTGCTCTATTCAAGGCGTGTCAAAGACAAGAAGTCATGGTCACGGGTATTTAACTTGGGGCATGAAATGCGGGGCAACACAATGAAGCCCAAAATGCGTACTCGTATGAAGCGTGGGGAGTTTAAGTCTGCTGTTAAGAACATGACAGAGGTTGTGTACAAGACAAAGGGTTCGCGGTGTGCTGGGTGTGTTGGCTTTGGCAAGGTTAGACCTGTCAATAAAAATGGTCAGCCAAGCAAGATACTTCGTGTGTGTAAACCCTGCGGGGGTGCTGGGGTGATCTATATGCCAACCCGTGAGGTTGCCGGGTTCAAACTTGTACCCCGTGATCCAATGGATACAGCGGCGGCTGGATTCAAGACAGATAGATCCACGTTGGAAAACAGGTTGACTGATCTGTCTGGTGACGCACGAGAGTTTGTAACTGCATACACAAGATACAGTGCGTTGCGTACTTACTTGAACACCTTTGTAGAGGGAATGAAAAACAATGTTGACGAAGATAGTTTCATCCATCCAGAGTTCATGCAATGTATTACGGCGACGGGTCGCCTTTCGTCTCGCAATCCTAACTTTCAGAATATGCCACGTGGAAATACCTTCGCTATACGGAAGGTGGTCGAGAGCCGTTTCAAGGATGGGCTTATACTTGAGGGGGATTACTCGCAATTAGAATTTCGTGTGGCTGGATTCTTATCTAAGGATAGTCAGGCGTATTTAGATGTAAAGGATGGTACAGATGTTCATAGCTATACTGCAAGTGTTATCGGATGCTCACGTCAAGAAGCAAAAGCCCATACGTTCAAGCCCCTGTATGGTGGTGTCACGGGAACTGAATCGCAGCAGAGATACTACAGGGCGTTCAAGGATAAGTATGAGGGCGTTACTGAATGGCATAAAGAACTGCAGAAAGAAGCTGTTAGGGAGAAGATGATTACCCTGCCTAGTGGTAGACAGTATGCGTTCCCCGGTGTGAGGTGGACAGAGTGGGGAACGGCAACGAACCGCACTGCTATCTGTAATTACCCTGTGCAGGGGTTTGCTACTGCAGACCTATTACCTGCTGCTCTGGTTCGTTTAAATAGGATGATGAAGACAAGAGAAATGAAGTCTGTAATATGCAACACAGTGCACGATTCTATTGTACTGGACGTACACCCTGATGAAAAAGAGGGCTGTATCAACCTCTTGTCTTACGCTATGCAATCGTTACCTGAAGAGACTTTGAACAGGTATGGTGTGGAGTATGACATGCCCGTTGGAATTGAATTAAAAATAGGTAAGAATTGGCTTGACTTGGAAGAAGTAAGCCTGTAGAATAAATTTTGTAACCCTAATGCAAAGGAGCATTAAAAGCATGGAACAAGGAACAGAAATCGCAAATGTAGATAGTATGGATGCAATCGTAGCAGCATTTAACAATGATGATATGGAAGCATTTATGGAAGCAAGTGGACAGGGCGGTAACACAAACCGTCAAGTTGGTTTGCCTCGTTTGAATATCAATTATGACACAGAGACAGAGGATGGTCAGACCTTACCTCGTGGCTCATGGAAGATGTACCTAGACGGTAGATTTATCTACGCTGAAACGGTAACAATTCGTTTTATCTTACGGATGTTTGAATATAGCCTGTGGGATCAAGAGACAGGAACATTCGCTTCCAAGTCTGTTCAGAATCCTACCTTCTCTGGTATGTTTCCAGACACAGTAGGCGGCAACAAGTGCGGTCGTTTAACTCGTGACGAAGAGAACGCTATGGATAAGGATGATCCAGCGTATCTTGCATCTCGTGCTGTGGTCTGTAATCAGGTTATCTACGGAAAAATTAGTGGAACCTTTAAGGATGCCGCTGGTAATGAGGTTGAAGTTAAGGATAATCCAGTAGTAGCGTACTTCAAACGCTCTGGGTTTAAGCCTATCAGTGACTTCATCAGTGGCTTGGCAAAGCAGAAGAAGCTTATGCAGAAGTGTGAAGTGTCTTTGACCACTCACCGTCAGAAGAATGGTAGCGTAACTTTCTGGACTCCTGTGCCTACTCTTGCAAAAGAAGTAGATATTTCTCAGGAAGATAAAGATCTGATGGCTACATTTGTTGACACTGTTAAGGGTCACAATGAAAATGTAATGAACCAGCATCGGGAAGCTGTAAAGCTTATCGCTGACGACGATGATATCGATCTAGCAGCGGATTTTGTCGATGCTGACGCTGCTTAAAATACAAGACTACATGTCGAAAGCTCTCAGGGGGGAAACTACTGTCTCCCCTGAGACTATTTCTGCCTTCCAACAAGAATGCAAAGATTCTGTAGTTAAACAACTCAGCACTAAACGTGGTGACTATCGTATTCGTATGTCTGGTTTGGGTCGTCCCCTGTGTCAACAGGTTCTTGACAAACAGGGTGTCAAGGAAGAGATGGAATACAACACTCTGTTTAGGTTTATGTTTGGTGACCTAACTGAATCTATACTCATGGCTATTATGAAAGAGGCAGGGGTTGAGATTGTAGATTTTCAACGCGCTGTTGAATTAACTATAGCTGATCAGCTTGTCAGAGGCACCCTAGATGTTATTATAAAAGATGAAATGGGTGTAGACAAAGTATGGGATGTGAAGTCAGCAAGTGACTGGTCTTTTAATTATAAGTTCACAGGATTGGGCGGCTATGACAAACTAAAGTCAGACGATCCTTTTGGTTACCTCATGCAAGGATTCTTGTACGCTGAAGCAACAGGTATGCCCTTTGGTGGTTGGATAGTTGTTAATAAATCAAATGGACAAGTTGCTGTAGTAGATGTGCCCGACTGGTGTCAGGATGACAAAGAATACTACTTGAAGGATGCAGCAGAGCGGATACGTTTCCTCGCTAATCCTGATTTGAAACCATTCAAACCATATAAACCTACTATGGAAACATATAAAAAGAATGGTGAAGAAATTCAAACAGGCAACAAGTTAGTTCCTCGTGAGTGTACCATGTGTGGATACAGGTATCATTGTTGGCCTAATGCGATCTTGCATGATCGTGTTACATCCAAAGCAAAGTTTCCACCACAAGTGTGGTACTCTTCTTTGAAGAAAAAGGAATTGTAATGCCCTTTCTTTTTGTAAAAAACTACGATGTAGAACTAATGCAGATGAATAAGAACCTGTATCATGTGTACATTGAATCAGTCAAGAAAAGCGGTGGAGAGAGACGTATATGTCAAATGCGTTTGAACGATAACGGCTTACCACTAACCTTAGTTGAAAATTATAGCTTGGATGGATCTCTCATCTCTGAAACAGAAGCACGAGATATCAAGACTGTAGAATTGGAATTACAAAAGATAGGTAGAACTTCTCACTCTGGGGGATATGTATGTGTGCCTATGCACCCTTTAACAACGGAACTCACCAATATAGAAAGACTATCACCAAAACTGGCAAGCTACCTACTAAAGAGAATGGCATCAGTGGGGATAGAGTTTTGAAAAAAGCAGGGTACAGATCTCAGTTTGAATTGGGTTTAGCTAGAACACTAACTAAAAATGGTGTGAAGTTTGAGTATGAAACAATAAAGTTTCAATATATACCTCAACCGCGCAACTATACACCTGACTTTTACTTGCCGGACAGTGATGTCTATGTCGAAGCGAAAGGTCACCTTACAAAAGATGATCGTGTAAAGATGATACTTGTAAAGAAACAACATCCAGACAAAGACATACGTTTTGTGTTCGTCAGAGCAAACAATAAGATTTACAAGGGTAGCAAGACAACCTATGCTTCTTGGTGTGAGCGTCACAACTTTCAGTGGGCTGAAGGTTCTATTCCAACAGATTGGTGCAAGAAATGAGTGATATTAGTGAAATAGAAAAGTCTATGGAAGTAATGTCTTTACTCCCTGATAGATACTACATCATACTACGCCCTACAGAGGACAATGAGTTCACTCTGTCTGCGTATGATACAACAGGTAATAAGTATGAGAACGATGAGGATTACAATCCCGCTATGGTAATGCACGAGGGATCTGTAGATCTCATACGCAATCACACAGATGATGTATATGATAATGGGTTGGCTACTATCCAGTTTCGTATAACAGGGGAAGAGATTATCGAAGAAGAAGACATAGACGATGACAATGTAATTCAACTTGTTCAAGATAATGTGGTTAGAGTGGACTTTGGAAAGAAGCAATGAGCAGATACGAACAATACATGGTACGCAGAATCAAGGAAGAAAGAGATGAATTGGAACGTATTGGCAAAGAAGCATACGGTAATCTAGATGTCGTCAATAATCCGGCACACTACAATCAAGCAGGTATCGAATGCATTGAGGCTATCGCGGCGGCGACAGACGATGGATTTGAACACTACCTGCAAGGAAACATCATCAAATACCTCTGGAGATATAGATACAAAAACGGAATCGAAGATCTCAAAAAAGCACAGTGGTACCTCAACAAACTAATCGAAACACAAGGAGACAAAACATGAGCAACATGTTACCAACATCTTATCAACAATTCATTCACAAATCACGGTATGCTCGTTGGCTTGATGATGAAGAGCGTCGTGAAAACTGGGATGAAACTGTAGACAGGTACGTTGGTTTCATGCAGGATCATGTTTTAATGAAGCACAATGTAAAATTAAAAGATGAAACAGTAAACGAGATACAGGATTCCATATTAAATCTTGATGTGATGCCAAGCATGAGAGCTATGATGACTGCCGGTCAAGCATTGTCTAGAGATAACATATGTGGATATAATTGTAGCTACATTCCTGTAGATAGCCC